CGCGGCCCAGTCGAGGCGATCGACGTGATCGAGGCAGCCGTCACCGATGCACCTCACATGGTGCCCGCATACCTGCAGGGCCAGGCGCTGAAATATCTGCTGCGCATCTGGTGCAAGGGCAACGCGCTTGAGGATGCACGTAAGTGCCACTGGTATCTGAGCCGTCTTATCGCCAAACTGGAGGGATGATGCGCCAACTGCCTGGTTTGAATCTGATCGAGCGCCTTGCGCTCCGTATCCTGTCGCGCAGTCGCAACACCGGTCTAGTTGTCGTCAAGCCTTATGGCTACGGCTGCATCTATGTGGCATCAGATGGCACTGATCCGGTGGCTGCCTATGTCACCAGCGGGCCAGATGAGCCTGACTCCATGGTGCTCGAACGTATCTTCCACCAGCCTGCTGCTGGTGAGGCGGAATGATCAGTCTGCACGGCGGCCGTTTGTTGCTGCTGTGCAGCCGTACTGACCGCACATGGCACGCGCGCGTGGTGCTCGGTCCAAAGCCTGAACATCAGATCGAGATGGATACCGGTGCAGTGCAACTGCAGGCGGCATTGATCAAAGCGCAACACATCTACCAAGCTGCGTGCGCAAGGCTGCGTCCTGCTGGTGAGCCATTGATGTGTTGGGATTGCCAGCATTGGCAGATGCGCCATCAGCGCTGCGGGCTCGAGTTGCCAGAATCAAAGCGTACCGGCGGCCGTTATGCGGCCAGGTGTGAACTGTATGTTCGGCCCGGAAGTCATCAGCCGCACTGATCGAGATGGCGGCTACATCGAAACGCTCATGCCAGTGCATGGTGAGGTGTACTACCGCAGCTGCGTCGGTGGAATCTGCCGCTACTCGAGCGACCTGTGGCAGGCCGAGCTCTACCTAGACCACCTGCTGGCACGCTGATGCTGCGCGACGTGCTGGTGCTGGTGCTGGAGTATTGGGCGACGTGTTTGATCGCGCTGTGGGTGTGCAGCAGGATATTGCCGTGATGTGAAGCGGCCTCCGATACGGTTGCAGCTGCAGCCACCGCGACTGCAGCACCGCGCGCGTCCTTACGGATAGCGCCGACCGCTGAGCAATAAAAAAGCCCGCCGAAGCGGGCCGGTCCATCAGCGCTCGAGGTGGTATTCCAGATCAGTGCAGGCACTCAGCAGAGCATCTAGCAGCTCATCGCTGCAGAGCTCATCCCACCGGTCTTCGGTGGTGGTGTCCCGCAAGGTCTGGAAGGCGGCGACGACTGCCTCCGCAGAGCGGAGCGTGTCAGCCAGTGCCTCGAGGCCGGCAGAGAGTGTATTCATTTTTCTAGGTGCGGTGGATGCCGGGATCGCTCCCGACTCATTCAATATAGTCGATAGGCGGTGCATCTGCGACCGCTGCAACATCTCTTAATAATGTGGCCGGTGGTGGGTCCTCACGCGGTGTCCACCTGGTGCCCGCAGCCGGCCTCTACGGGAACGCCCAGACTCTCCAGAAGAAGGTCTAGGCGCCAACGTTACCCTCTCCCGCAACCCACCGCGCGATCGCCCACTCGCCCAGTGGTGTCCAGAAGTGCTGAGCGCGATACCAGCTGACCCACTCCTTGTGGCCCTTCTGGCTGTTGCACATCAGGCAGCAGCTCACGAGGTTCTCGCGCACGGTGAGGCCGCCGTGCACCTTGGGCACCACGTGATCGAGCGTCGGGCTGCGGCCGAGCGGATCGCCGCAGTAGGCGCAGCGGTAGTTCCATGCCAAGAGGATCTGATCACGCGCTGATCGCCGTGTGACCAGCCTCGTGCCATCAATGTGGTGTTGATCCACAGAGATCCTCAGGCACCGGCACGCAGTTCACTTCGATATCGATGATGTCTTCATCGGATCGAACATGCTCAGCGATTTGACTGTAAACATCACCAGGTATGTCATCGGCTGGCGTGTCTGATCGGATGAAGATCTTGGCGGAGACCTCTAGGTAGTAACCGGGCATGGGGCTGCCGCCGCTGCGGTAACGGTAGCGGGGAGAACAGGATCGGGCAGTGTTGCGGATTGTGACAGCAGGGTGATGTGCGCGGTCTGTGGTGTATAGTTATCTCACCGGGCACGCAGCCCACCGCACTCCAGACCATGAGCCTCGCTGATCTCTTCACCGCTCAACTCGATGAGCTCGCCGCAGCAGAAGCTGCCCGCGAAGCCCGGATCCTGCAGCGGATCCAACGCTGCAAAGCGCTGGCCGTTGAACTGAACGACGGCGTCGCCATTGACGCGGCTGCTGTTGAAGCAGCAGCGCCCGCGACCATCACCGAGCGCCTTGCCACTATCCGCTCGTTGCTGGACGAGATCGAGGAGACGTGCGACTGACCCGTACCGGGCCGCTCCGGCGGCCCTCCTACTCTCCACCCATGACTTACATCCTCCGCATCGGCCCGTGGCACGTCGGGCCGTTCACCACCCACCAAGGCGCCCAGCGCTGGGCAGAGCGCCACGGGTGCGACGATTACACGATGGCGCCGCTAGACGATCCTGCTGAGGCGCCGGGCATCATCCACCGGATGCGAATGGCGCCGCTGGCGCATCCCATGAAAAGGGCGCCGGTTGCTTAGGCCGGCGCTTAGGAGACCTTTGGCTGTCCGATTAAACGCTAGCCCTTGCCGGCGTATTTGCCATGACGATAGTTGTGATGTGCTGCCCCAGTGGGAAATCTGCGGCGCTCCACAGCTTGTCTAATGTTCTCGGCGTGATTGCCCCATTCCAGATTTGAAACGCAGTTGTTTGTTGCGTCGTCGTCTAGGTGCAGCACAAAAGGCAAGCAATCTGGATTTGGCAGAAAAGCTTCTGCTACCAATCGCGCCACGTTCGATGTGTATTCATGGTTTCCCTTCCATAAAGAAACCTGATTGCGAACATACGATCCAGTCGCTACCGGGCGATTGGTTTTCTGAAACAAGATCCGCCCACGCATAGTGCGCTGTTTCAGCTTTGGATGGCCGTCAAGCTTGACGACGCGATCAACACTGCGCACACGGCCATGATCAGAGACTTCATAAAGCCCCTCAAAGCCAACAACCGGAAGCCACCGCTCAGCGGCGTAAGATTCAATCATCACTGGTGATGCAGTGGTCAGGGGCTGGGCGTTGACGCGCCGCAGCCTCAACATTTTAGCCTTTGCTGCTAGTGACGCCCAAATCGCAGTTGTAGCGGCCTTTCTGATCGTATCCAACTTCGGGCTCACCACTCACAAGCAAAAATTTCATCTGTCCAATTTTCATACCTGGCCAGATTCCTAGCGAATGCAAACGACGTTGATTGCATAGTTCCATTGTTAGACGGCTGCCATACCAGCTCGGGTCGCACCAACCGGCCTCTGCATGATCAAAACCCTCGCGCGCGCGGCTTGATTTCAGCACGAACTGCGCCCCGATGTATGAGGGCAGGTTGAAGATTTCCTGCGTTTCAGCCAAGAAGAACTCACCCGGCTGAATCAGGTACGGATCGTCTGCTGTGTGACCGAGGATCTCTATCACTTGCAGATCAGGCGTATCGGCAACCTCGATCATGATCCTGCTGCCGAGCGTCACGTCGTAGCTGGCTGGGTTGAGCAGTTCTTCATCGAACGGCATCACCATCGCGTGCTGCTTGCACAGCCGACGAATCTCGTGGTCAGGTACCAGCACTGAGTCAGTTGTAATCCCAGCGGACTCTAGGTCGGCCCTGCCGAATGCCTAGATGCAAAAACTGTGGCGCTGCATAGCCAAGGCTGAACGGCCAGTTTTGATCACACCAGCGCTGCACGGCCATCATGTCGGCGCCTTGAATCACGAAGTCAACAGCACCAACACCCGGCGCGTTGTAAAGGTGCTCCGACCCGCTGGCGCCACCCACTGACTTATTGATTGCCGGTGGTCTAAATCCACTCGTGATGGTGATTGGCTTGCCGCCAAACTGCACGCGCACCCGCTCGAGGAATGCCGCCAACTCTGCTGCTGTATCCAGCTGATGCTGCGCAGTGAACCGCCTAGCCTCCTGATCTAGGGCAAATTCTCCCAGCCTGATGTGAGGCGTGATGCGTGCAGTGAACGGACTACCAGGACGCAGTTTCGCGGTCTCTGGTTCGGCTATGGCTTGATGCTGGCCCCAGAGTTTGCCCTCAGCGCGGCGACGGCGCAGCAGGCCAGCCTCGACGTTGCTGCCAGGATTGCGGTAAAGCTCGAGCGCTGCGGGCACTCCTGCCCAGTCACGATCACGCAGGCACTTGCTGATGGTCTCAAACCCGGCAGTGCCGTAGAAACCAGAGCCGAGGTTGTAGGCGAAGCTCACCAGCGCCGAGCGCTGATTATCATCCATCACATTCCAATGCGGGATGGTGCTGCGCAGCTTGTCAGCGATGCGATCCACCTCAAGGCGCAGCAGCATGTCGGCCTCGATCACGTTGATCTTGTCGCCGCGCTGCACTGACGTTCCATTGCTGTAGCGCGTGGTGCCATAGCCGATCGTCCACGGGTCGCCGCCTGATAGCGGGTCAGGGTATGCCGAGAGGTGGCATCCCTCAAACTCCTTGATCAGCGCGATAGCGGCAGCTAGATCGGTTTGTTTACCGTCTTGGCTCCATGTTTGGAACCAGTCCCGATCGCGACGCATCACGGCGTCATAAGCGTTGGCAGCCAGATCAGCTTCTAACTGCTGGATCGCAGCGGCTTGATGCGGCAGTGCTTTGTAGTACTTGAACAGCTGTTGCAGCGTGATCGGTGCGTCGTTTGCCATGACTCAGCGGCGCTGCTTAGGGAATGCCAAGCGCAGCACTTGGAATAACAACTGCAGCCAGCTGTTGGATTTGAGCGGCGAGACGGCAATGATCTCAGAACCGGCCGCAACCACAATGGCAATCACCGCAACGGTGGTGGCGTGATCCATGGCTAGCAGGCTGGTGGTCGTGCTTCCAACTTAGAGACGCGCTGCTCCACCGTCGATAGGCGTCCGAATGTTTCCTTGCGATCTTCCTTCATATCAGTGTGAAGCACCTCAAGCTGTGAGGCGATGTGCTCCACAGCTGAGGTGAGTCTGATCACGGCTTCGCGGGCTTCATCTGATTTGCGGCTGAAACCAGCAGCGCCCATGGCTGCGACGGAAATAGACGCGCCGGCAATGGCTGCGATGACTTCGATCATGGCGCCATGGGGCTACCCCTTCAGCTTACCGACCCTGCCCGCGTAGGGGTTTCTTGCCGCGGCGCCGGGGCCGGCTGCGTTGGCCGAACCCTTGGCGCGTGGTCTTGGGCGGCCCGGCCTGATGATCGAGCCGCGCGGTACCGGTTTTGGCTTTTACTGCCATGGCAGCCCTTGTGCGGTGGTCGGTGTGCGTTGTTGATCCAGTTGTGCCTGAAGCGCAGCTTGGATTTCAGCAACCTTTTCATCACCGCCGAGCTTCTCCTTCACCCAACTGATCACCACTTGAGCCGTGAG